TTGAAACAAATAAAAATACATACTGTTGTTCAGTAGAAAATTCAAAAGATTGTAATCGTACTCCATTTTGTGGATTTGCTGCAGCAGGTATTGTGTCTATGTATTGTAAGCCTGGCCTTCTTTGAACAGCTCCTTGAGGTAAGCAAATTACATTTGTAAGTTCTTTAGCAGCAGCTCTGTATTGATCTAAATCTATTCTGGCCCTTAATAAAGGATCAAACTCCCCTGCTGTGAAGTTTGTTTGTATTCGTACAATATTCTCATTATCAGCCATTATCTTATATTTGTTAAAACATAATCCTCAATGACATTTGGCGGCTGTCCTTGAGCATCTATTTGGGTTGCGTTTCTAAAATATCCGCCTCTACCTTGGTCAGCTACAGTACCTAATGCGTGAGTTTTCCAATAATCAGCTTTTGTTGTTTGATCTGTGATAGGTTCTGCAAGATGCCAAGCTAATTGATAAACTAATAATGTTACGAAATATGTTGGCATATTAGCCTCTAATACATCATAAACATAATCAATATAAACTGTTAATGAATTTGTAACTAATTTATCTCCATAAATTTCAAAGTCTAATTGTTTTGGAGCATTTGAGTTTCCAGAAAAAAATACTGCAACAGGCAAACTAGAAACAGCATCTGTTGGAAGTGTGTATTGATAATCCCATTCATTCACTGGTGTAGCTGTATCTCTTGCAAGCTGTACTTTCTTTAAAGCAAATTTCCAAGGATACATAGAAAGAGTATGCTTTTTAACAAAGTCATACATATTGTTTGCTATGCCAGAGGCTTTAGATCCATCTGTAAATGAAGTGATAGTATTTGCACCCAATAATGTTAATGCGTTATTTGCTATAGAAACTTTTGTATCTCCTGCTGCCATACTATCTTTTACCTTATTTAAAAAAAATGAGTAGGGGGAAATTAATCCCCCTAACTCATATGTTAGTTATTAGTCAGCGTCAGCTACTGATAATGCAGTTCCATCCGATACGTCAACCACTGATCCTGTATTTGACAATACAGTTACCAATGAAGAAGTAGGAACAGAAGCATCCCAGATATGGATAAGATCGCCTGCTTTTAATACATCTGCTGCTCCATTGAAGTAGCCTTCTGTATTAATGTCAGCCAAAGTATCTGTACCTGGTGCAGTATAGCTCCACATTTGAGGAGCTTGACCTGCTTTACTTTGTCCACCTATTGCGTTTAGGTTTGCTTTTGTATAAGCCATATTATTCTCCTCTATTAGCTTTCATCACAAGTTACTTTTACGATACCTTCATCATCTATCGCTACAGCACCTGCTGAGAACATACTATTAACTAAGAAAGAAGTTTTCTCAGGAACATAGTTGATCTCTGTTTTGATCCCCATACCTTCAGCCATACCTAGAGCTTGTTTATGGAAAGCATACACAGTTCTGTCGTTAGTTGATAATGGTAATCCACCTTCAGATCTATCTCCTAATACTATGATATTAAATCCTAGCATAGCAGTGATTTGACCATTTAATAAAGCCTTCACTGCAAAGTCGTTAGAGATAGCTCTTTCATCTCCTAGTAATCCTGCAACGTTATTTGCGTGAATTACCATATATCTGTCCTCACTTGGAACGTTATTTTTATCTAACAGTTTTTTAGCTGCGATAATTTTTCCAACGTTCAAGTTAGAAGCAGTAGCAGATCCAGATGTTACCACTGTTTTTGCAACAGTTAATGAAGTTGATGAAGCATCAAGAGCATCAATAATTAATTGATCTTGCCTTCTTGCGATAGCTTTTGAAACTACCTCAACAAGCTCTCGTCTTTCATCAAAGTTAACTTTTGCTTGGTGGAATATATCGCTGTATTCAGCAGCATTATAGTCCGACATAGTCGCAGTTACTTGCGAATATGTTACATTAAGCGGAGTTACATCTGTTTGAGGAATTCTAGCTGTTGCTACACCTTTTCCAATTTTTGGAAATTTAACAGTGTTGGAGCCTTGGCCAGAACGAAGTCTAACAGCATTTCTTAGAGCCGCAGCTCCTTGATATGCCTGTTTAACTTCTGCATCAAACAAAGTAACAAACGCATTACTTATATTTATTGCCATATGTTTTCTCCTATTAACATAATTGTTGTTATTTACACTTTTGCGTAGTTGTCTTTTGAAAAAGGCTACAGCTATTTAAAACTGAAGGCCAAAAAAAATTTCGGTTATCTTCTGATTTGCTTATATTAAACTTCTAGGGTTGCATCAAGTATTTTGTGCAACCCCAGAGTTTCACGAGGCTAAAAATGAAAACTAAGCTATTAAGGTTTATATTCGCCTGGGAAGGCTTTTTCAAACAATTTCTCTACTTTTAAACGAAAAGCAGTATCTGTAACATATCTAGGATCTCCAACCATAGCTTTGATTTCATCCTTAGAATAACCTAAATCATCTGTTACATTTACAGGAGCTATAGGCTGTTCTCCATAATAAGATCTAAGTTTTTCAATAACTTTAATCCCTAAAGCTGTACCTGCCATATTATCAAATTCAGCTAATTCTTGATCTGATAATACTCCTCTGCTTTTTAAAGTATCTCCAAATTTCATAACAGAGCTTATTCTTTCCTCAGCTTTATTGCCAAGTAATTTTCTTTGCTCGGCTATATCAGCTTGAGATCTTTGTACAAAATCTGCATTTGTTTCCATAAAGTTTCTAGCAAGATCTTCATAGGCATCCTGGGTAACTCCCCATTTTTTTGCCCAATCAGTATATTGTTTTACCAATGGATCATTTTTAATATCAATGTTTTCATTTTGTAAAAATTCAACATTGTATTCTTTTGGAGCTTTATGACCACCTTGGCTAAATTTTTTTTGAAGTTCGTTGTAAGATTTTACTAGAGCTTCAAGATCTGGGCCTTCTTTTTCATCCCAGAATTTTTCTGGAAAATACTCTGGTCTTTCGTATTCTTCTGTTTCTTCTTTTTGTTCTTCTCCAAGTTTATCTTCTTCTGGTTTATCAGAAGCTAAATGAGAAATTGGATCCTGATCTTCTGGAGCCACTTCTTCCTTTGGAGCAGATTGTCTTGCTTCTTGTATCAAACTGCTAGGTTTTGTTTCTTCTACTGTTTGATTTGTTTGTTCTTGTGCTTGTGCTTCTTCAGCCATTTTTTCCTCCTATTTAGTTTTGTTTAGCACGACCTATCCTTAAAAGGATTTCTCTTATTACTGTATTCTGTCCTTCTCTAACGTAACCAAAATGCTCATTCGCACCTGGATACCAGGAAGGAGCATCTATTGTTCTTGCTTTTAATTCTTCTAAAACAATTTTACCTTCTGGTGTACTAAACACTTTTGCAAACAAAGTGTCTTTTTTCTTTTGGTCATCTGTAGCCTCCATTGTTTGGATGAAGTCTAAACCTTCCCAACCTATATCATCATAAGTATCCATATTATCCTAATTGTGCTTGTGTATTAATTTCTTCTTCTTGAGTTTGTGGAGCTGCTTGTTGTTGCATTTGTGCTGCTTGTTGTTGAGCTTGCTCTATCATCTGTTGTCTTTCTTCGGTAGAAGTTCTTAACTCTGAAGGTATGCCTAACTTGTCTGCAACAAAATCTGCAACCCTGTCTATTCTAACAGCCATAGCACCCATAGGCCCAAGTTGTTGAATAATTTGTAACCAACCCATAGCTGTTTGTACTTCTTCGTTTGATTGTGCAAGGGCCAAAGGAGAAGTTGGCTGCAATTTAACTTCAAGTCCATTAACCTTCAAAGGTAGTTGAATGATCTCTTTATCATTCATTACAGCTAACGTTCTTCTAACCAAAGGGAGTACCGCCTCTGAAATCAATCTACCAAAAGCAGATCCAAGATTTTGAGAAAGCTCTTTCATTCTTTCTACAATTTCGGTAGCTGATCTTGCACTCATATTATCTGGTGGTAAGCTCTCATCTAACATAATCTTCTTAACGTTCATACGTAAGTCGTTTATGACTAACTGAGATAAATTTACATCTCCAGATCGCTGTAAAGGTTTTAGACTTGGGCCTGTAGGGCCATCATTTCTTGCAACAGGAATAATTGCTCCTGGTGCTATTCTAACTGTTTGTGGATTTAAAACTCCATCATCTGAAGCTGTATAAACACCTGCAATATTTAAGCTCGCATTTTTTAATAACAGCTCAACAGTTTTGTTTAAAGTTTTAATGTCTGGCAGAGCTGTAATTAATGGGCCTCTACCATAAATTTCCCCTGCGACTTTCATATATCTACTGATAATCCAAGGCATAGTTTCATAAGTTCTATGAACGATTTTTTCTGGCCCCTTTTTCCAAATTATACAATAATGATAATATCCATCTTCTTGATTATACATTGTGCTTTCATAAAGATCTGTATGTTCTTCTGGCCTTTCATCAATTATTTTTTGAAATTCAGTAGGGATCTTAGCATCTGGATATTGTTTTTGTATTACATCATTTCTTAATCTAATTTTTCTATAAACATTTTCTATCGTTCCATTTGCTCCTTCTTCAAAAGAAATTAAATATTGAGGCACAGGAATAAATTGTATTGGCTCTACCTCATCTCCAGGTAATACCAACATACAAGCTGTACCCACGCATAAATCTAAAAGAAATTCTCCAATCGCTAAATCAAAATTAGTTTGTCTTAATACAGAAAACATTTTGTCATTCATCTTGTCTAACTCAACCTGGATCTCTGATTTTCTTTCTTCTGGTATTTCGTTACCTGGCTGTAGTCTTACCCATTTTCTGTATGGTGGAAATAATGCTGATTGAATTCTATTTGCAAATCTTTGAGCTGCGTGAATTGCGGTACTATCAAAAACTTTTGACATCTTCCTTTGACCAGGAGAATTGCCATCATAATATCCATCATAAAGATTTCTTTGAGGTAAAGCATATTCATAACACTCTTGGTAAATATCTCTCCAAAGATCTTTTCTAGCTTCTGCTTTTCTAATT